CTTTGGTGAGAGGTCGGCGACGGGGTGCTGCAGGGGGTTAGTTAGAACGTGGCTTCGTAGAGCGGCACGTCGTTGATGGCATCCAGAATCTTGTTGCGCACCGCGTTGTAGGCTTCTTCCAGTACCTTGTCCGGGCGCACCAGTTCGAACCACATTTGCAGGCGGCCTTCTTGGATGCGGTAGCGGAATCGGGCCGGCACGCAGAACGTGTCACCGCCAAGGAAAGGCTTGAGCGCGATGTAAAACTCTTCGGGGATGCGCAGCTGCCCGGTCTCGCCGGCGCGCCCGTCGATTTCCTCGTTGTAGGTCAGTTGCACCTGGCCGTTGTCGAGGCGGGTACCCTGGCGGAAAGTGATGTTCTTCTTGGCTTCCAGTGTCCGGCTGATTTCCAGCATGTCGGCAGCGCTTGGCGTGTTGTCGTTTTCGGGGTGGTGGGTGATGTCCTTCACGTTGTCTTCGATGAATTCGGCGAAGCTGGCTTGGTCCATGCGCTTGCGGTCGCTGGTTTTCCAGTTACCCCACTCAACGGTGGTCGGGCAGCGGTAGGTCGCCACGTGATCGCGCCAGGCTGGTGCGGCTGGATCGTGGTAGTCGATGACGGCAGAGAAAGTCCGGCCTTCAGGGCCGTTGCAGAACACCGCGGTTGCTTGAGTGGCAAAGCGGTTTACGTAGCTGATGAACGACTCGGCATCGAGCACGGTCAGCTTTTGCTTGATGCGGGTTGGTGCGGGCAGCAAGTGTTCCAGGCTTTCCAGCGTTACACCGTCCGGCACCAGCGCAATTGGCGCGGCCAGGCCTTCATGATCAATCGGTTTGCCGAGGGCTTGGGCCAGGGCGGTCAGGTGCTGTATGGCTTGTTGCATTGGATGTGCTCCAGGGGGATAAATCGGTGAGAGGTTTGTGGTGGGGGTTATTGGCTGACCTGTCGCATCGTCTCCGGCGGCAGGTCTTCACTCACACTGCGCAGCGGTATTTCCTGTTGTCGTGGATCGCGGCGGGTGATGTTGCCTTCCGGTGTCAGGAAGAACAGCGACGTGCCGCGGGACAGGACAGGCTCCTTGGATTTGACGTCTGCCTTCACGGTCATCTGGCCGCCGCCATCAGGCTTGTAAGTGAGCTTGATGGTCAGTTCGCCGCCTTTGCCGGTCAGGCGAATGGCGTCGATCAGGCTGTGCTGGGTCTCGGTGAGTTCGTCCAGCAGCCCGCCGGCCTCGATGTCCCGTAGCGTGTCGATGAAGGGGCGTGCTTTGCTCATGTGCTGTGCCTCATTTGGTTTGATTGCTGTTGCCCCTGGACGGCAGGGGGCACCGTTGAATCAGGCCGCTTGCTTCGTTGCTTGCGCATCGAGGTAGGCGGCCAGGTCGTGCAGGTAAACGACAGGCTTGGCCCGGGCCGAGCAGTGCAGGCGCTTGACCACCAGCTTGATCCGTCCGGCCTTGATTTCGCTCAGCAAATAACGGTCGGTGCGGATGTGCGCGAAGTACTGCTCGCGCACCGCGGTCAGGCTCGGGCATGGCGTGGCGAACTGGCGGCGAAGTTGTTCCAGGGTGGTGCTCACGCGGAATCCTCCCCATGCCCCTCCATCAGGGGCACCAGCTTGAGGCGGATCAGTTCGGCGAGACCTTCTTTGCTCTTGCCCTTGGCCGCTGCCAGGACGTTGCCCTTGGCGTCTGAAACGACGGCGCCATAGGGGTATTCCGGGCAGTTGACGGGGGTAACGTAGGCAACATGGCCATCACCGATCACCGCGTCGACACAGCGGAACACTTCCGCCAGTTCAACAGAGACGCAGGGCAAGGCCTCCAGCAATTGAACAGCTTCGGCAGAGGCGCCGATAAGCGTGGCTCGGCTGATCACCGTCGGGTGATTGAGGTACATGGGCACCAGCTTCAGGGCGCCTACAGCGGAATTGATGGCGTTGGGTTTCATGCTGCAGCGTCCTTTTTGGTGATGGTGATATCCAGCTTCTTGGCAATCCACGCGACGCCCGCTTCCTTCACCATCACGACGGCGTAGTGCACGGGCTTGCCGGTGGTGGGGTTCCAGCGCACACGCGGGTCCGAGAAGAGATAGCCGCGTTCACGGTGCGCGCTGGCCAGGTCACCGGAAGAGTTCAGAACGCCGAGTTCCCGGAGCCTGGTACGAAAGGCGCGGGGCTTAAGGCCCAATAGGGCGGCGGTTTGATCCAGGGTGCGGTTCATGGCGTTACCTCAGGCTGCCGACTGGGCCTTCGTGCCCCGTCGAACGGCAATGACACAGCCGTCCAGCTGACACCGAAGGGATTCGATGGACCGGGAGTTGTAAACGGTGATGTCGCCGGGTTGGTGCTGGATCCCCGCCTCGCTGACATGTGGATTCACTGCCGGTGCATCGGGCCGCACGATGTGGACGATGGTGCCGCCGCGTTGGCGAATGAATTGCGCTTCATTCTCGAAGCGAACGTCGCTGACAACAAAACCGACCACGCTCGAAAGGGTGTTTTGCAGGTAGTTGAGGTTCTGTTCGGCGATCTTTACCCATACGTCTGGGTGCACCAGTTGGCGCGCCCACTCGGTGCCCATCGACTGCATGAGTTCTCGCGGTGACCGGCCCAGCCATTCCACTGGCTGTTCCTTGCTGGCCCCTTCAAAGTCGTCCGGGTCGAGGTTGAAGATTTCCATCAGCCCGGAACGCAGCGGGTCGGCGAACGCGTAGTGTTCCAGCAAGTGGTTGCGCACCAGGTGATCGGCGGCAGTTGATTTGCCCGAGCGGGCCGGGCCGGCGAGGCCAATCAGTATCGGCTTCATGCTGCATCACCTCCCCATGGGCCCAAGTCATCTGCCTTTACAGCGCGAGCGGGAAGGGTGGGGGCGACGCGGCCAGTGTTGACGATCACCAGCAGGCCGGTGCGATTCTGGATCGCTTCAACGGCCTTCGGGCTGGTGCAGGCTGCCGGGTGCAGATAGACCGGGCAGCGGGTGGGGCTGTGCTGTGTTGTCTGCATGTCTCGTAC